AATAGCCATGAAGAGACCATTCGTTGATTTCTTAATGGAGGTTTCCGATCAACTTTTTAAGTACGCAAATGCTTTTATAGTTAAGGCAAGAGGAGATCTTAGCGATTACTTTCCTGATAAGCTTTCTCCTATGACTGGTGATATGCCAGTTGTTGGTTATTATTTAATACCAACTGAGCAGGTAAGAATTTTCAGAGATAAGCACAACAAGCCAAAGTCTTATCGTCAACAGACAGATCCTCTTACCTACATGCCACTTGAAGGTAATCCAGTTTGGACTGCGGATAAAGTAATACACTTGCATTTAGATAGAAAAACTGGTAGAGCTTTTGGCACTCCATTCTTAATTAACGTATTGGATGATGTAATTGCTTTGCGTCAAATTGAAGAAGATATTCAAAATCTTGTTCACAGAGAATTGTTTCCGCTTTACAAATACAAGATTGGTACAGCAGAGCAACCAGCAGAACCAGAAGAAATTCAGCAAGCAGCAATAGAGATAGAAAACTTAAGAGCTGAAGGTGGATTAATACTTCCGTTTAGACATGACGTAGAAGTAATTGGTTCACAAGGTGCATCGTTAGATGCAAGCCAGTACTTAAATCACTTTAAAGAGCGTGTAGCTATTGGTCTAGGAGTTGCTCCGCATCACTTGGGTATGTCTTTAAACGGTGGAAATAGATCAGTAACAGAAAGATTAGACGTAGCCTTATACGATAGAATTAAGCAATATCAGAAACTCTTTTCTGAGATGATTAGATTAAATGTATTTAACGAATTGTTATTTGAGGGCGGCTTTGATCCAATCACTAACCCACTAGAAACTGGCGTTTCGGATAGATGCTATTTTAAGTTTAAAGAAATTGATGTTGATACACAGGTTAAAAAAGAAAATCATATTATACAAAAATTTATCAACAATTTGATTACAGTTGATGAGGCGCGTGTTGCACTGGGGTATGACCCAGAAGTCGACGCTAAGAGCACGTACGCGTCCATCCAAGGTGATATACAGATTGATGTTGCTACCGGAACAGCAAAAGCACAAGCTGCAAATACACCACCAGATCCAAAAACTTCAGACGGACAGAAATCAGCTCCAGCTGGGCAAAGAAACTTACCTTCTAAGAAAAAAGGTGTAGGCAATGCAATGCGCCCGATGAATCAAAACGGTAGAAAAACATCACCTGATATTAAGAGATTTGATAATAATTTCTTATCAGTAATTGAATCTTTACTAGATAACGAGTATACTGTTGTGGAGTCCGATGTAACAAAGGAAGATGACAATGTTTGATATAAATGAAAAATTGAATGGTAGCCAAAATCCAGAAGAAGATATTCTTCAAGTATTTAAAAGAGCAGTTAACAATGGACAAACACGTTTAGCTCTTGAGGCTTTAGTAGACGTTATTGATGCAATTCTTGATATCATTATTGATGAAGAACCAGAAGCGGTGCAAGCTCCTGTGGTTGTTCCAAAACAAACAGTAAAAGAAGATATTCCTTTAGTTGAAACAAAAAAAGAAGAACCAGCAGTTGAAGCGCCAAAGAAAAAGGCAAAAGAAACAGTAGTTGAAGCTACTGCATAAAACATGCTTGAATTGGTGATTGGTTGTCCAATCTATAAAAGAGATTGGATATTTCCCTACTGGATATCTTGTATAGAAAATCAAAATATTGATTTTTCTAAAATAGGTTTTGTTTTTGAAGCATCTCCTGATGATGAACAAACTATAGAGATGTTAATACGTTATAGGAATGCTCGACCAGATATTCCAGAATTTATTATTGATATAAAACCAGACGTTCCACACTTTATTCATGAAGAAGGAACTAGAACTTGGAGTATGTCTAAATACGAAAACATGGTTAATCTGCGTAATACCATGTTAAATAAAGTTAGAGAATTAAATCCAAATTATTTCTTTAGCTTAGATTCGGATATTCTTTTAACTAATCCTAATACAATTCAACTTTTAATATCGCATATTCAATCAGGCGCAGATGCAGTAAGTCCGCTGATGTTTATGACTCCTATGGATAAAATGTATCCAAGTGTAATGGACTGGGAAAATGAACCAGGTAAGCGCGGGTACAGGAAGCCAACCTATCCATTAGGTGAGTACTTTAAATCTGATATTATTATGGCAGCAAAGATGATGTCTAAAGATGTTTATAACAACGTAAACTATTCATTGCATTCACAAGGTGAAGATTTAGGTTGGTCTGCAAATGCGGCAAAACTTGGATATAACCTATATTCCGCTTCATATATCTACGCTCCACATATAATGCATAAAGCAATGTTGGATAACTTTTTAGTCAATGGAGATGATAGAGGAAACGCTTTCTTTACAGTTGCATAGAAAGTATGATATATTTATATAAGATTGTTTAATCTTATAAAAGACAATTTACTATAAGAGCATATTAATATTTAAATGGAGTAAACATAATGGCATTTGATTTCGTAGAAAATTTCACTCTCCAACTTCCTGATCTCTCAAATTTGGAAAGCGATTTTGCCGAATCATCAAACGGCAAGCAAGGCCTTATTATAGAAGTTGCTGCAATCCACGAACGGATTAACAGCTAACTACAATAACTACTCGGCAGATGCTTTAGAGAAGTCACTCCAGTCTTGGGTTGAGCCATACCCAAAGCCTATTATCTTAAATCATGATTTGAACTCAGAGCCAATTGGCAGAGTAATTGCAGCTAAGATGGACAAAGAAGCCGATGGTTCGCCATACATTCGTTTGCAGATAGCTGTAACAGATCCACAGGCTGCTCAGAAGATCTCAGATCAAAGGTACCTAACCGGCTCAGTTGGCGGCAGAGCGGGAAGAGCAATTTGTTCTATATCCGGAGAAGATCTAGCCGCAGAAACAGCTGACGGAAGACCAAAGCCAGTTAAGTATAAGAGAGGCCAAGTTTACAAGGGTAAGCTAGCTTTTGCAGACATGCAAGATATCTCTTTTAAAGAATATTCTTTTGTTAATCAACCAGCTGATCAAAGATCTAGCGTAAGATCATCGAAGATTATTGACGGTTCAACACCAATCAATGATTCAGATACCTGGACCGCTAAGAGTACGGCATTTATTCTCCATATGGACAAAGAAGATATCACTACCGTTGAAGAAAATGAGTCTATCTTTAAGAATCTTAAAAAGAAGGAATCAAGGCCGCTATATTTGCACCTTAAGGGATCTTTCCTTACCGCACTTGCTTTTCAGGAAAGCGAAACTGCTAAGGCTGATGATACCTCGTTACTATCTAGAAAGATGATTATTGATAATGAGGAGAATCTTAGTATGGACGAAACCATTCAGGGTGAAGACGTCTTGGCCGCTGTCGAAAATTTAAGCCAAGATCTTTCCACTATAGCTGCCTCTTCTGTAGAGACCGTAGAAACCGTAGAGCTTGAAGAAGCCGTACAAGTTGGAGAAGCTGACGCCACAGGCTTAGCAGCAAGTCTTCAAAGAGTTTTGAATGACACAATAGTATTTTACTTTGCAGCTCATAGAGCGCACTGGAATATTGAAGGTGAAGATTTTAGTGAGTACCATGAGCTATTCTCAAATATATATGAAGATGCCATTGGGTCGGTTGATCAAATTGCAGAAAACATGAGAAAACTTCAAGCTTTCCCTGCAACTCTTACTGAATCAGTTATGAATTCGTCATTCAAAGATGACATGACAATAACAGAGGCTCTTGGTTTAGCACAAGGTATTCTTGAAAAAAACAATATGGTGAACGCAAGCGTTATGGCAGCATTTGCTGTGGCAAACGCAGCTAACGAACAGGGAATTGCAAACTTCCTTGCAGAGCGCGACGATAAGCACAAGAAGTGGGCATGGCAATTAAGGTCTTCCTTAAAGGAAGAGCCTATGGAGCCAGCAAACGAATCAGAAACAATTGATAATACAGAGTCTAAGGAGATAACAGTGACAACAGAAGAACAAGTTGAACAAGAAGTGGTTGATTCTGCAAATGCTGAAATCCCCGCAGAAATGGAAGAGCAAGAAGAGTCAAAGGTGGAGCTCACAGATGAAGTAAAGGCTGATGAGCAAGATACCAATGATGAAGTAAATAAACTTCAAGCTCTCCAAGAAGAAAATGCTAAACTCAAAGAAGCACTACACCGTACATTAGCCGAAAGAGTTGTTGATACAAAAATTTCATTAGGTACAGAGTCTGTTGAGAGTAGAGAAGAATTGATTATCGATCACACTAAGAGGTCCGCAGGATCATTAGCAGATTCGTTAAGAGATTTAGCTAAACTTCCAGTAGCAAAAAAGAATATTCAAAAACTTAATGAATCCATCATCGAGAATGACATTCTTCTAGAAAAGGAAGACAATGTTATACTAGAAGATGAAGAAGTAGAAACAGCACCACAAGCTAGAGTCGACACAGTTGAAGAGCTGTTCGTAGATGCCTTTATGGGCCGTCGCAAACTTTAAAAACAAACTATACATACAAGGAGAAAATAAATGTCATTAGCAAAATTTCGTAAAGTAGGTACCAAAACGGGTGCTGGTCGCTTTGTAGTTTCAGAGGGTATTGCACCTTCGGCTTACATCTTGCCATCGGTTGCCCTTCCAACTTGGTATACAGATTCAGAAGATAACCGTTTTGAAATTGTTATTCCAAAGGGAACTATCCTTTCGGTTGTAACAGATGCAAATGGTGATTCACGTTTTGTTCCAGCTAACGGTACAGGTTCAACTGTAACTTGGGGCGACACAACAGTAGGTTGGGACCCAACTTCGGGTGCAACACCTAACTCTTCGCGCTCAGGCGATACACAAGCAGTTGCTGCTTATTCAGTTCCAGTTGGCTGTGCACAGTATGACCTCTATCGTCCATTTGATAAGGGTACATCGCAAGGCGCAGGCTTCATCACTAGAGGATATGTTGAATATCCAATGGTTAGTGGAATCAACGCTGATCTATTAGCAGGTGACCTAGTTTGTTCAGACGGAATGGGTCGTCCAGTTAAGCTTGCAGCTTCGTCAAACTCAACAGGAGCATCACACACTCCATGGGTACAAGTTGGTAAGGTAATTGAAGTTGAGAAGTTTGCTACAAACTTTGATGACGGACTACTTTCCTACATGCAACTTCCATCAGATCCAGGTGCGCTCAAGACAGTTTATGAGCTCACAAAGACAGGCACATACTCAGGTAAACTTGGTATCCGTGCAAACCTAGATGTTACGAATGTTATTGGTGCTTTCCGCGTCAATTTAACACTCTAATAGAAAAAAACAAAAAGAAATAATTAAACAGGAGGAAATATCCTAAGATGAGTAAGACAATCCAAGAACTCCTCTCGGGTCTCCCAGCTTGGGAAGCCGCATTTGCTGAGGACGGTTACATCGACACAGACAACAGAATTACTATTAAGGAAGCGTTTGCGTCATCCGATGCCGCAGCACTCTTCCCTAAGGTTATTTCTCGTACTCTGCGCGAGGCAGCCGAGCCACAGCTTTTGGTAACTCCGCTTCTTTCTACAGTACGCCTTGGTAAGGGTCGTTCTTTGGAATTTCCAGCGGTAAACGCAATTCAAGCTGCTGAGATCCCAGAAGGACAAGAATACCCAGAACAAGCTCTCGCATTTGCTAAGCAAATCGAGGGTAAGGTGTCGAAGAAGGGCGTGAAGCTGGCTTTCACTGAGGAAGTTATCGCCGATTCTCTTTGGGACATCGTAGGACTCCATGTACGTGCTGCTGGCCGTGCAATGGCCCGCTTAAAGGAACAAATTGCACTGAGTCGCTTTAAAGACGCAGCTACAATTGTCTACGACAACGCAGACGCTGGTTATGACGATACAACAGGTCGTGGAATTGATGGGGCTTATAACCTCTCAATGACATGGGATGATGTTGTCGACATGGCTGCTGTTCTTATGGCAGAAAACCATATACCAACAGACTTCATTCTTCACCCACTGATGTGGTCGGTCTTCCTCAAGGACTCGATCTTCCACATGGGTGGCGCTGCATCAGCTGTTAATACCAGCTGGGGCTACCGCCCACAGTCGAAGGATGGCGCTCTTAACGCAACAGCCCCAATGGGTCTGAATGTGTTGGTATCACCATTCGTAAGCTTCACAGCTAAGAGTGGCGCAACGCCAGCAATGTCAGATGTGTTCTTGATCGACCGTAATGAGGTCGGAACGCTTCTTGTAAAGGATGACATGAGCACGGATCAGTTTGATGATCCATCGCGTGACATCCGTTCCATGAAGATGAAAGAGCGTTATGACATCATCATGTTGGGTGACGGTGAAGGTATCACTGTTGCTAAGAACGTTAGACTTGCCCGTAACTACGAGGTACTTGTTACTAACGAAATGTAATAGAACCTTAGGGCTGTTATAGTTACGACACAGTCTTAGAAAGTAGGGGGCAGCGAAAGCTGCCCCTTATTTTTTTGTACAACAGTCGTTACTATTTAAATAGAGAATATTTTAAGGAGACGCATAGTGGCGCTTAATCTGATTGACTACGCTTCAGTAGGTATAGATAAAGTTAAAATTAAGTTTGGTAGAACTATAAAAATTAGTTCATTAACAAACGCTAGATTTGTAGTTCAGTCTGCAGATGCAACGCCAACAGCTGTTACCAACCCATTTAAGACAATTAATACACTAACTGATTACAATACAATAGCAAGAACATTAACCTTATATTGGTCAAATAATAACGTTTTAACATCACAAAAACAATATTATATTAGAGTAGTTGGATTATTGGATTCGGCTAATGAAGTTGTAACAGAAGAAAAAATTGCTTTTACAACAGTAGAATCTGCAACACCATCTGACTATCTAACTGTTATAGCTCCTAAGATGGAAGAGCTTCTTATAGAAGATAATTCTATAATGCAAGAAGCCTATACTACGTATCAGATCATAGCAAAAAATCCAGATTTCTACATAGAATCAGTTGAACCTAAAAATGGTGATTTCTATATAGGTAATGATTATAATAACGGAAGAGTAATCATAACCTTTAGTGATCGTCCAGCATCTAACTTTTTAGATAATAGATATTTTAAAGCACAAAGGAAAAAGATACAGAAAGCTCCTAGTCGATGGGAAAGCGTATCTACGCTAGTGCAGATGCATTCATGGAGACCGGAAGTTTATGTGGATTTTCCATCATTGATAGACGCAACTCCAAGTTACTTTACTGATAACAAAGAATATTTTGAAAAAGGCTATAAATATAAAATAACCGTTTCTAAAGATGTCGGCATATAAGATGGCTAATTTTATATATAAAAAAAGTAAAGAAGCACTTTTTAAAGGTGGAATTGATATAACAACAAAATCTTTTAAAACAGCTTTTATAAAAACTACAGTGTATACGCCTAATCAAAATACTGATGAATTTCTATCAACAATACCGTCATCAGCTATCGTTTATAGAAGCTCAACGCTGTCAAATTTAACAAATGTTTTAGGGACTCTTGATGCTAACGATTTAACGGAAGTATATGATGGTCAACCTTTTCAAGCAATAGTCTTATATCAAGTTGGAACTACGGATGCAAATTCTAGATTAATATCATTTATAGATGATTCACCCGGACTACCATTTAGTGGCACTGCAGATGCTACAACATTAACTTTAAGTTGGGATAATACTGCAACTAAAATTATTAGTTTATAAGGAGAAAAATGGCTATTCAATATCCAGCAGCTTTAGATAATCTGATTAACCCTACGGCTAATGACACTTTAAACTCTAACACAGTACCCCATGCAACACAGCATGCAAATTTAAATGATGCAGTAGAAGCATTGCAGACAACTTTGGGTATTAATCCACATGGATCGCACTTAACGGTAAAAGATAGAATAATTGCTGCTGAAACAAATATTTCAACCCAATCAGTTTTAAATGGGTTGACAGATGTTACTATAAACTCAGTTACCAGTGGTCAGGTTCTACGTTACAATGGCTCACAATGGATTAATTACGCGGAATCTAATCTAGTCGATGGAGGGAATTTTTAAAAATGTCTAATACCCTGAGAATTAAAAGAAGGTCCAGTTCAGGCGCAACAGGCGCTCCTGGTACCCTGCAGAACGCAGAATTAGCATATAATGAAGCTGATGACGTTCTATACTATGGTAAGGGTACCGGCGGAGTTGGCGGAGCCGCAACAACTGTTGAGGCAATTGCTGGTTTTGGAGCATATACATCATTAGGAACAAATCAAACTATTACAGGAAATAAAACATTTTCTGGTGTAATTATTGTTCCAACGCCAACTGCAAATACACATGCGTCAACAAAGCTTTATGTTGATCAACAGATATCTAATGTTAATAACACCATTGCAAACGTTGCTACCTCGTTTGTAATTGCCGGCGATTCTGGATCCAGTCAAACAATAACAACCGGATCTGATACAGTAACAATTTCCGGTGGTACTGGATTGTCTTCTGTAGCAGGATCCACTGATACCATTACGTTAAACCTAGATAATACAGCAGTGTCTGCTGGATCGTATGGCAGTGCTAATAGTATTGGAACATTTACAGTTGATGCTCAGGGTCGTTTGACTCTAGCTGGAAATACGACTATAGGAATAACAGCAAGTCAAGTTTCAGATTTTAACGAAGCCGCGCAAGATGCAGTTGATTCTGCAATAACAGCTGGAACCGGTATATCTAAATCGTATAACGATGGATCTAATACATTGACAATCACCAACAGTGGTGTTATTAGTTTAACTGGAACGGCTAATGAAATAGCAGTTTCTGCATCAAATGGTTCGGTAACATTAAGTCTCCCATCAAATGTAACCATTTCTAATAATCTTGTTGTAACTGGTGACTTAACCGTTCAGGGTAACGTAACAACCCTTAATACTGCAACGGTAGTTGTTGAAGATAAAAACATTGTATTGGCTAATACAGCTTCACCAACTGACTCAAGTGCTGATGGAGCGGGTATCACCATACTTGGTGGAACAAATAAAACATTTAATTGGGCTGATTCTACAGATTCTTGGACTTCATCTGAACATTTAGACCTTGCTGCTGGTAAAGTATTTAAAATTGGAACTTCAGAAGTACTTTCTAATACAACACTCGCTTCTAGTGTTGTCACCTCTAGCTTAACATCGTTAGGCACAATTACCATAGTTACTTGGAATGGCACTACTGTAGGTCTATCATATGGAGGAACTGGAGCAACAACCGCTTCAGGAGCAAGAACTAATCTTGGATTAGTAATTGGCACAGATGTACAAGCATATGATGGGGAGCTTACAGCACTAGCTGGATTAACATCTGCTGCAGACAGACTTCCATATTTTACAGGTTCTGGAACAGCAGCATTAGCAACATTCACATCCTTTGGTAGAAGTTTAGTTGACGACGCAGACGCTTCAGCAGGAAGAACTACGTTAGGACTTGGAACAATTGCAATTCAAAATGCAAGTAACGTTTCTATCACTGGCGGCTCTATCACCAACTTAACAACATTCGATGGTATTAATATTGATGGTGGAACCTTTTAATTAAAACAGGGAAGGTTTTACAATGGCTTTACCAAGCATAACTTCAGGTCAAATAGCGATAGATCCTGTCTCTGGAGTATTCTTTTTTAGAAACAATAGTGGAGCATTAGTAAGTTCTTCGCTGAACTTATTACAAGCATCAAATACTTTAGTTACAACAGAAGATAGTATACAGATTGCTGGTAATGTTGTTATCAGCGGAGACTTAACGGTTAATGGTGATACTACTATTATCAAAACTGAAGTACTTACTGTTGAAGATAAAAATATTGAACTTGGCAATGTTGCATCACCAACAAATGCATTAGCTGACGGTGGTGGAATTACCCTTAAGGGAACAACTAATAAAACTTTTAATTGGTCAAATTCTACATCTTCATGGACATCTTCTGAAAATATAGATTTAGCTTCTGGAAAAGTTTATAAAATTAATGGCGTTGAAGTATTATCATCAAACGCATATATTGGTTCATCGGCAAAATGGACAAATGCTAGAACAATTACTTTAGCTGGAGATTTGACAGGCAACGTATCAATAGATGGTTCTGCAAACGTAACTTTAACCGCAACTATAGCTACTAATTCAGTAGCACTGGGTACAGATACAACTGGTAATTATGTTTCCTCACTTGTTGCTGGAACTGGAATATCTTTATCTAATAATTCAGGAGAAACTGCTACTCCAACAATAACACTGAATGCAGTAATAGATGATTTAACAGATGTTACTTTAACTACTCCAGCTAATGGTGACTTCTTTAGATATAAC